GTTGACCTATGTATTTGTCCTAGGTTATCGGTCCACTCGTAGCACACCTTATAAGAATATGTCCCATCACTCATTGACCCGCCGGTTGATGCGGTGGCCGTGGTGATGTTTTCTGGGTATAAGTGAAAATTATGTTCCGTAACAGAAACTCCGTCATATGATTGCAATATTCCACCGACAATATGCAACTGACCTAACTGGGCGTTCTGGAACTTGTTTTCATTAGAAAAATCTAACTCAGAAGTGTAAACACCTTTTCTTGTAAACAGCTCGCTATCTTCCGTCTCCAAAGAAGTCTTTTCTTCATGGGTGAATAGGTATTTAGAGGTCGCTATTTGAGGAACTTTAGTTACGCGAAGGTTAGTTGGATACGTGCCACTTGTGCCATAAGACATTTTGGCTACAATGTCCCCATCTTCAGACGCTGTAAAGTAGGTAGCTTGAAATTCTGATTCATGAAGCAGGTTAATATAGCATTTATCGTTATACTCAAAGGGTTCGCTGGCTATATATACTGATCTTAAGAAGTCAGCAGCCGTTCCTACTGTTCCGCCAATAGTGCATGTGTTGAATCTGGTTAGATGGTTCTCTGTATCTACTGCATCTGCGATACTGTACCATATAGATATCGTATCCCCACGTACGCATCCTACTGCTTGCGCCGCTGCTATTGCTTGGATTGTCGTTGGAGCTAGTACCACTGCAAGCATATAATTATAAACTGCTACTTCCACTGAAGCCCCGTTATTGTATGTTATCCATACATTCTGAGAAGCATCTGCCACAATATCTAGAGAATCATCAGAATTATCCGATATAACCGTCACTGCAGATATAATAAAATCACTATCCATTGTTCTAATAGACGTGGTTGCTGTGTCGTCATTATAAGTAACAAATACCAAGTCACCATTTACCACCTCATCATGATTGTCGGCTGCCGCCATGTCGTTAGTGAAAATCTGCTTAGCTGATATAGTTGAAGGCTCTGTGATAGGAATATATTGAAAGTTGAGTGACGTATCGGCTGCCAGTGTGTACCAAATAATTAGATAGTTATCGAACGCCGTTACTTTAGGTTTAGCCCCTAATGAATTAAGCTCTGTATCGTAGATATAAACTGTGTTTGTTTGGATATCAATGACCGAATATCGGACACCACCCCGAGAATCTTCCCATGCATAACAAGCAATATTGCCATTTACGTCTACCACTGGAGTTGACTGATCATAATCGTTCTTTACTATAGGTGTATCGGTAACAATGGTTGATACTACGTTGCCCTTATCGACCCATGTATCAGTAGATGGTGCGTAAGAATAGAACTCGGAGCCCGTATACATGTTCAGCTCTTCATTGTATATTCCTATAGCTTCACCTTCGGATAACTCTGCTCCACCTTCAATAGTCTTGGATAGTGTTTCATATCCATATCTCTTGTTTAAAGACCCATGTTTAGTAAATACAGCATTCTCTAGCTCTAATAAGCTAGGACCTTTGACTAATTTAGTATCAGTCTTGGTGTCTATTCCGTTAGTAAGAGATAGGTTTACTATTTGTTTAGCTAGCGGCATTCTCTTTTTTCTTCTTTTTCTTCTTTTCTACTTCTCTTTTGTTCATTTCCGCTTCGTAAGTCCCATCAGCAATAGAATCCAGAAGGCTTTTCTTCTTTTTCAATTTCTTGCCTGTCTCTCCAGATTCCCACATCTTCTTTATATTATCTAAAAATCCCATAATCTCTCCTATTTCATTCTTTTTGCGTACATTCTAGCATCAAATGCTACAAAATCATTGCCCGTTGAAGAATCTAGCACTACTTGTAACTGTATCTGGTTTGACCCACTAGATAACTCAATAGGGAAAGGTGGGGGCGGTGGATACATGTTTGTTGTTGCACCAGAATATGTTGCCGAAACCAATTGGCCTGGCTGCATTTGATAAACAAATCTCGTTATTTCTGTACTGTTAACTAAAATTCTTAACGACGCAAATACATTTCTGACCGTAGACGACGTGCTGTACGATAACATGCGGAAAGTGTTAGCGAAATCATCTATTGTCCCACCGTCTGTTAAAAATCCTATCTCCCATACGGCATCTTCTGATGAATTAACATACACTGAATTAGTCGCTGTAGAAGTATTACCTGGGGTAGTCTCTGACACATTAACAGTAGCTACGTTTATATCGTACTGATTATCCACACTAGGGGACGCGGAAGTCGCTGTATGAAAGCTTGGTCGGTTATTTTGTAGTCTTTGCGGGTCTGCCCCCCAAGAAGAAACACCATCAGAAACGAGTAAGCAGTAGCCATATTCTCTATCTATAACGTAATTAGCACCAGATCCATTAATCGTATCTGAGCCATCTCTGACGATTGTTATATTATTAGTTAAAGCGTCGCCCGTTACGTCCTTTATAAGGTAAAACCTCCCATCCGCCACTGCTGCTGCGCTAGGAAGAGTTATTTGCACGGAGGTAGTAGTGTCGACTTCGATGTAAGAAAACGTGTCAGCGGGCAATATGGTCGTATTAGCAGCCATTGAAGTTGGGACATAAGCATTAGTTGTCCCCCCTGTTGGAGTAACTACGCTTGTACCATTTGTAATCTGTACCGGAGTTCCTGCCGCGTTATTGTAATACAAATCCCCATTAACTACATACGTTGACCGGATATCTGATCCTGTACCTAGAGTAGCTACATTGTTTATATATCTTGCTGAATTGATATTGGTAATATGGTTAGACGCTACCGTAAGATCCGCGTTAATATTCAAACCGCTAGGGGTAATTTTAACCCCCTTACCTGTGCTATGATCATGGGAATCTATGCTAGTTAAGGCTGTATTAAGTTTTGATGCCCATTCTGGACCTAATGTAACCGATACAACCGGTAAATCTAGTGCCATGTTTGTTGTTATCGCCATAATCTCTCCTTAAAATATCCAAAATGTAGCACTCGTAGCAGCACCACTCTGTACATAAATATATTTATCAGCTTGGGTTCCTTTTGTGGCATGCGAAATAGTCACTGCACCCTCAGCATCTACCAGAATCCATCCAATATAGTTCCTACCCAACTTATGTTCTACCTGGTTTGTTCCTATGGCGACATTATGAGTTACTACCTGCCCATCCAATATAGGTAGCTTAGTGAGAATATCAAATACTTCCGCTGAATTATCCTGGAACGTTGTGACAATACGGTCGGGAATATCTATCTTGCGAAATTGCTTCAAAAACCACCAAACCCATCTAAATCATCATTCATTCTCTGGATATCTGTGACTCTCTCTGGTTCGCCAGCATCTCTATTGGCAGCCATGTTCTCAATGCGATCAATCAAAGCTTGCTTCTGTGCTAACAGCATAGAAACATCAGACTCTTCTTTCTGAAGACATTTAACCGCTGCGTCGATAGTTACGTACTCTTCCCAGCCGTTGTAAGTATTGCCATCTATCTGGATAATACCGCCGGTTAGGTTGGTTGCTGAAAAGGTTGTTTGAACTAGAGTGCCGTCACCTGCTACCTGAGCAGTGATCAAGGCTGATGCCGAAACATCCCCTGTAATAGCTGCTACAACTTGAGTAGAAGTACTTACCCCATCTTCGATCTGTACTGAAATAGCTTGACCCACAACAGTAACTACCTCAGCCCCTGCAGTAGCTCCACCTGTAAATTCAATAGTGATACCATTGCCATCAACATAAAGCCCTAGAGCGCTTGTATAGGTTACGTCTAACGTTGTTAGAGAAGCTAACACCCCGACAACCATTCTAGTAGCCAAAGGAACGTACCAAAGACGATAATCCCCTGTAGCTTTATCTTCTGGAATGATTTGGAGGTTAGAACCTACTATTCGATATCTACGATAATCAAGGTATCTAGTATAAAGAATGTTATAGGGTCGATCTAAGATGTTACGATCGTTAAAATTCCACTTGCGCATCTCATAGAACGTGCCCCCAACGTTATAATCCACACCTCTAAGCTTATAAAAGTCAGCAGGTAAGGCCTCAGTATTGCCAGATGCAATATTGAAGGTTGTAGACGTTGTATAGTAATCCTCAAACCTAGATACTACTATATCGTACAGCTCTAAATAAGAGTTGTTAATATAGATATCAAGCTCTGAGTCAGTAACAAAGTTGGAGTTTTGCATATCAGCCCGTTGCCGAACCTGTTCTCTAAGCGACGATAGTGTAATCATCTAAACTCCTTAATATTCTTGTTCGTTTTTGCACATTTCAATGAAGTTCTTCAACGAATATGCCAACCTAATTGGGTCCTCACTCTTAAATGCTGCTATCATTTCATAGGCTGCTTGCTCATACCCTGGGGATCGTGACTGGGAAAC